TGTTAATAGGGTGCATCCTGCTGTGGAAGCTGCTAAATCTATGATGTCTGCAAACAGACCATCATTTAGAGTAGCTCCTAGAGAAGATTCTGACAATAAAGTAGCCCAAGTGATAAGTTCTATGTTGTCATATATGTATGATATATCTGACGGCAGAAGTGTTGTCCGTCAAATGATTGATGATTATTATGTTATGGGACTTGGATATATTCATGTATACCAAGACCCTATGATGGATATGGGAAAAGGGGAAGTTTGTATACACGATGTAGACCCTTTAGATGTGTACGTAGACCCTAATTCCAGGGATAAGTTTTTTGAAGATGCTGAAAATATTATAATTTCTAGGTTATTTACAAAAGACCAAGCTGCGAATTTATATCCTATGTATGAGAAGGCTATAAAGAATGCTAATAATAATACTGCTGACTTTGACCATGATAGGCCAGAGACTGGTAGAGCTAATGATATGTCTACTCATTTTCCAGAAGATATAGATAGAACTCATAATACTGATTATCTTAGAGGCTATGAAAGATATTATAAGATTGTAGTTGATAGATATAGAATATATGAAACATTTAGCAGGAAAGAGCATTTATTAAATGAAGATGATTATGCTCAATATCTTCAGCAGCCCGCTTGGATTATTAATGGTCAAGTTATTAATGACCCTAATCAAGCTCAACAATTAATAGCTCAAATGCAAGAGCTTAAAAATCAACATCAAGCTCAGATGCAGGCAGGTATGAATACTATGGGCTTAGAAGATGATGCAGTTATTCCTGATATGCCTCAGCCTATGGAAGTAGAAGAATTATCTTATGGGGAATTGATAGAAAGAGGGATAATTCAAGTAGTTACTACTCAAGTAAAAAGAGTTAAGATGTGTGTTATTATGGGAGATAAACATCTTTACTCAAGGGAATTGCCAATTGAAAAGTATCCAATAGTTCCTTTTATGAGTTTACATACTAGAACACCATATCCACAATCAGACGTAAGAATGATTAAAGGATTACAAGAATACATTAATAAAATGCGTTCATTAATAGTAGCTCATGCAACAACAAGTACTAATACAAAGATACTTGTACCTGAGGGCAGTGTAGACATGGCAGAATTTGAACAAAAATGGGCGCAGCCTGGGGTAGCAATTCCATATGACCCAACTGATGGCGCACCAATGCCTGTTCAACCCTCTCCACTACCAAATGAACTTTACAGTGGAGAACAAGTAGCAAAGCAAGATATAGACCATCAGCTTGGATTATATGAAATGATGATGGGTAATGCTCAGGCTGCACCTCAAACATATAAGGCTACAATTAGTTTAGATGAATTTGGACAAAGAAAAATCAAGTCTAAATTAGCTGATATCGAAGCTGGTTTAACTAAAGTTGCTCAGGTGGCGATACCATTAATGCAACAATTGTATACGCAAGAAAAAGTATTTAGAGTTATCCAACCAAATAACTCTTTAAGTGAATTTGTAGTAAATAAACGGCTTGTTGATGATAAAACAGGTGAAATTAGTGTATTTAATGATATTACAATTGGAAAATATGATGTAATTTACTTAGCTGGTAGTACATTACCTTCTAATAGATATGCAGAACTTGAGTTTTATATGGATGCATATCAGAAGGGACTTGTTGATAGAGTTGAAGTTCTTAAAAAGACAGAAGTCTTTGACATGGAAGGTGTTCTTCAAAGAACAGACCAAGTCGGTCAACTTCAAGCGCAATTACAACAAGCTACTGAAGAAGTTAAAAAATTAAAAGGTGACCTACAAACAAGAGATAGGGAGTCGGTCAACCTTAGAAAAAGAGTTGAAGTTGAGAAGTTTAAAAACGAGCTTGACCAGGTTAGCAATAAAGCAAAGGCTGCAGGCAGTGTTTATGAAAAACGTCTTGACGATAATATGGCCGTAATCAAGCGTGATATCGCTGATTCAATAAAAAAAGAGACTTCTACCCCTTCAGGCGGCAGCAAGGGCAAGTCGAAAGAGAGTAAAAAGAAATGACAGATAATACGGTAGACACTCCTCAAAGTGCTAATCCTAACGACGCTAATCAGGCGTTTGAAGGACCATGGCCAACTGAGGACTCTAATAGTAATAATACGTCAGTTGAGGATGCTTTTTTTGGCAGCCAGGAAACAACAGAAACACAGGAACAGGCTCCAGTAGAAACTGAGACCCCTGAACCTGCACCTATACAGGAACAAGCACAAGAGTATTCAGCTAAAAATGATGAAAAACGTTTTGAGTATTGGCAAAGCCAAGCTTCTCAGCGTGATAATCAATTAGCAGAAATGCAGAAGCAGAATGAGATGTTACAAGCTCAGATGCAACAAATGCAAACAGCTCCTGTGAAGGAAGCAGAACCTGTGGAAGAATTTCCTGCACCTCCAAGTAAGCCCAAAAAACCTAGAGCATTTAGTAGGGATGAAGCATATTCTGACCCTAATAGTGAAAGTGCTAGGTATTTAGATGAATATGAGGAATGGCGTGATGATATGACTGAATACAATACTCTTAAACAAGAGTATACTGTAAGTCAGATGCAATCAAAGTTAGATGCTCAAGAGAAACAGAGGCAAGAAGAGATTCAAAGACAACAAGCTTACGCTGCAGAACAACAGCAATTGCAAGGTGTTAATAATCATCTTCAAGGTCATTATGGTTTTAATGATGCTGAAGCTCAGGAGTTTATAACTCAGATGTCAGACCCAAATTCATTATCTTTAGATAATCTTGTACAGTTATACAGATTGCAGAAAGGCCAAGGCCAACCAAATCCTAATGCTGGACCGAGCCCTGAGTTTCAACAAACTCAAAGAGCTCAGCAAATTCCATCTCCGATGGGAGTGCAGACAGGTCAGGGTGGCGGAAATGATGCAAGAAGTGATTCTGACAAGATTATGGATAATATGATAACGGATTATAATAGTAAAAATCCGTGGTAACCAACTCTACTCGAAGGTCCCACGACAGCTGAGAGAGAGTTAATTGAGAGTTAGGAGACAAAATGGCTAACGCAACAGTGTTTAGTAACATAGCGTCAAATACTGGCGCAGGAACAGCCTCCTTAGATAATACTCGTAGAAAGTTTGATTTTGGTGATAGGGTTGCCGAACTTGCTCCTCAGCAAAGTCCTTTCTTCGTTTATTTAAATAAAGTGGCTAAAAAGCCCACTAATGACCCTGTGTTCAAGTTTCTTGAGCAGAGGCATCAGTGGCAAAGACGTAACTTTGAAGTCCATCAAGCAGCATTAACAATCTCAGGTGCAGAATC